GAGCCGCGATGACAAAAGAAGAGACTAAAACACAGGGGGCAAAAGCTGAATGCATCAAAGAGATAATTTACTATCTAAAAAAAATTGACAGTGTAGAGTTTTTGCTATCTCTTATGTTATACGTAAAAAATGAGATCAGCGCGTAACAACGAGCAGGGCAGGGGGTTATTCTTCGCCCTGCTTACTTGTATCCTGTTTCAAGAATCTTGCATAGCTCAACAGTCTGTTGAGCGCTTCCTCGTTGAAGTTCTTGCCTTCTAAGACGATATCTCGCATAAGCGCATTATGTGTAACGATCGTCATTGCGTTAGCTGTTTGTTCTTGTTTTTCCCATCCCATTAGAGCCGCAGGGGTCGTTTTAAGAGCGTCAGCAAAGCTTACTATTTTTTTTTGCGGCAGACCCCTCCCGTCCATCTCAATTTTATTAATAGATGACCTCGACTTGTAACCTGTTAATTCGGCAAGCTCTTCTTGTGTCATTCCCAATTCTTCACGTCTGTACTTGATTCTTTTTCCAATTTCAATATTCATCTTTTAGTACCTCCATCAATAATATAACATGCGGTAGAAAAAAAATCAACTTTTTTCGGAAATATGTTGACATATTTTATACAACGTGATACCATACCTTTGTAGACAAAAAGGCAACAAGGAAAGGGGGGAAGGTACTTAATGACGGACACAAATAAACTCGAAGATCTTATTCGCGATTCCGGGTATAAAAGAAGCTTTTTGTGCGAACAAATGGGAATAAGCGGACGCTCATTGTCTAATAAGGTAAACAACAAGACGGAATTCACGGCCTCCGAAATTTTTAAATTGTCTGAACTATTGCGAATTAATTGCACTCAACAACAGACTATTTTTTTTAGCTCGGAAGTAGACGAATTGCCAACAAAATAAGAAAGGAGGGCTACCATGCCCGCATTAAAACCAAGTGTTTCACAGCAGCAAGATACATACCTACTTGCTACAGTATCCCGGCATCTTACTCTGATGGGGTTAAGCAAGACGGAACTCGCAATAAAGATGCACATGAACTATCAGGCATTACATCGGCGCCTGAAAGAGCCAGAAAGCCTGTCACTGGAAGAGCTTCGGAGGCTGGCAAAAGTCCTTAAGATCGAAGACTCTGAAAAGTTAACGGTATGGTGAGGAGGTGTAAGGGTGACAGACAGGCAGAAGTTCGACATGGTCAAGCAGTATCTAATTAATCAGCTGGTTTCGGCAAGTACAGGCGAGACACAGAGTATGCTCATTGACACGCTGTATCATATGCAAGCGCTGGATCGGGGCGAGGCCCCGGAGGCTGTGACAATGAGAACAAAGAAATAGGCTCCGTGCGGCAACACGAGAGCCTAAAGAAAAACCAACCTAAGCCCATTATAACCGAAAGGACAGGAAAATGGAAGCAAAATTTGAAATTGAGGAAGTGTTGCAGGAATTTCCCCAGCAGATTGACGGCTGGCATCTGGCGCTGACCAGGACAAGTTGGAATGGCCGGAAAGCCGTGCTGGATCTGCGGCGGTGGAACGAGGATTACACCCGGATGTCGAAGGGGATCACCCTTCTTCCGGCAGAATACGAACTATTAAAAGGAGGATTTTAAGATGATTACAGTTGAGTACAGGAATGTTGCGGACATGCTCGATCAGGCAAAATTGCTGGTGGATATGATGGCGGGGGAACCCGTAGCGTCTGCCACTACGATCAACCAGGTAACGGCACCGACTACGATCAACCAGGTGGCGGCAGCACCGACCGTTGCGACTACCCCGCCACCTACTACACCTACTGCACCTACTGCACCTACTACACCTACTACACCTACTACACCTGCTCCGACACCCGCCGCGCCGCCCGTTGTTCCTACGGCAGCCGCACCGACCTACAGCCGGGATCAGATTATGACTGCGGGCGCCGCCCTGATTGACGCGGGCAAGATCAACGAGCTTATGGGACTGCTTAACACCTTTGGGGTACAGGCTGTAACGCATCTCAAGCAGGAGCAGCTGGGCGCGTTCGCCACCGAACTGCGCAAGCTGGGCGCACAGATCTAGGAGAGGAGACAAAGCGCATGTCAGATAAATTTATATTATTCGCACCTGGAACTAAAGACATCGATAACCGCGGCGTTGTACGGATTACCCCTGATTGCTATGATCGAGTGTCGCAGTTGAAAACCAAAACGGGGTTAAGTATGTGCCGGATTCTTGAGCAGTGCGTAGACTTCGCACTGGATCACATGGAGGAGGGATGAGGAAAATGTCAAATAATCATGCCCTTCTGTCCCCCTCCGCAGCCAGCCGGTGGCTAAACTGTACCCCCGCTCCCCGGTTGGAGGCAGAACTGCCCGACAGTACCAGTGGCTATGCTGCTGAGGGCACGCTGGCACACGAGGTGTGCGAGCTGCTTGCCCGTAAGAAATTTACCATCATGAAGCCCTCTGCGTACAACACTGCACTGAAAAAACTGAAAAAAAATGCGTTGTGGCAGGATGAAATGCTGACAACTGCCACCACCTATGTGGATCACCTGACGGAGCGGGCGATGGAATTTGAACACACGCCACAGATAGCCTTTGAGGTTAGGGTAGACCTCACCGACTACGCACCAGAGGCATTTGGCAGGTGTGACTGTATAATGATCGGCGGCGAGGAACTGATTGTTACCGATTATAAGCACGGTAAAGGGGTACCTGTATCCGCCGAGGGTAACCCGCAAATGCTGCTTTACGCGCTGGGCGCCCTCAAGCTCTACCGTCCCATTTATGGGGACGTCATCAAGCGGGTAACGGTCTACATAGATCAGCCCCGGCTCAACAGCTACGACGGCCACAGCGTGACCGTGGACGAACTGCTGGCATGGGGAGAGAACACGGTCAAGCCCAAAGCCAGCCTTGCCTTTGCCGGTCTGGGCAACTTCAGCCCCGGCGACCATTGCCGTTTCTGCCGCGCCAAAGCGCAATGCCGCGCCCGCGCCAGTGTCCACACCGCGCTGGAGGATTTCAAGGATGCCCTGCTGCCCACACCGGAGAACGTGGCGCAGGTTGCGCAGGACGGAATACCCACACCGCCCCTGCTGACCGATGCCGAGATAGGCGACCTGCTGACGCGGGGCAAGTCACTGGTGGACTGGTACAACAGCCTTGAAGAATATGCATTAACCTCACTGTTAAACGGCGGCACAATCCCCGGTTACAAGGTTGTGGAGGGGACAAGCAAAACCACCTTTGCGCCTGATTTTGACACAGCCGCCGCCGTTCTGATCGCTGCCGGATACAAAACAGCAACTCTCTACAGATCAGCCCCCGAAACACTCACCGCCCTTGATAAGCTGGTGGGCGGCAGGTCGAAACTAAAGGAGCTGCTTGGAGATCACCTATACAAGCCACCCGGCAAGCCCACCCTCACGCCGGCAAGCGACAAACGCCCGGCATACAGCAGCGCAGCCGCAGACTTTGGTGGGGAGGTATCCTGATGTCGGACAAGCAGCCCATTATTATTAAACGCGGCACTTTTGTCTGCACCATTTATGATGTGGACAGTTTAATGGAGCTGCCGCTGGCGAATGTCCGCAAGCTGTGGAAAATCATGCTTGACGCCGCATGGGAAAACGAGGAAACCATCAGCACGATCCGCGCATGGCTGACCGCAGCCATTGACCAAACAAAAGAACAGCAGATGGCATATGCGAACCTGCTGGACGGTGAGCGGACAGCAGCTGAAACTGTGCGCCGCACAGTGGCGGCTTTTGGCAGCGCCGCAACGACCGACCACGAGCGGGCAAAGAAACTGCAAACCATTTTCACTGAAATGGCCGTAAAGGCCAGAATATAAGGAGGTATTTTCCATGTATCAAAACATCCCCACTAAAGTGTTAACCGGCGAGGTGCGCCTGTCCTATGCTGCTTTAACTGCCCCACGTGTACCAAAGCAGGGCGGCGAGGCAAAGTATAGCGTTACCCTGCTGATTCCTAAAACCGATACCGCTACCAAAGCCAACATTGACGCCTCAGCAGAGGCGGCGGCGGCAGATGCGTTGGGCAAGCTGTGGAACGGCGTCCGCCCACCTGTGCTGCCCGTACCGATTCATGACGGCGATGGCGTCCGCGAGAACGGCACACCCTTTGGCCCGGAGTGCAAGGGCTGCTGGGTTGTCACCGCTGGCTCCTATATTAAGCCGCAGGTTGTCCACCAGTCCGACGTTAACACCGATCTGGCACCACAGGACATTTACAGCGGTATGTACGGCCGCGTGACTATCAACTTCTTCGGGTACCTGAGCAACGGTAAAAAAGGAGTCGGCTGCGGACTGGGCAACGTGATGAAAACGCGGGATGGTGAACCGCTTGCCGGTGGTGCATCCGCATCGTCCGACTTCGCCGATGTGGGCGCCACAGTGGGCTTCGCACCCGCTCCGCAGTATACACCTCCGGCGCAGAGCTACCCGCAACAAAGCGCGGTTGCACCGCCATACGGCGGCGTGCCTGCCGGAGCCGCGCCTATTCCGCAAACTTACGGAACAACGCCGGGCGCGATCAACCCGCTGACCGGGCTGCCTTACTAAACCCGGACACGCTTCTGGGCGGTTGAGCGTTATCAGCCGCTCTCCATTTAACTGGTGAGGAAGGAGAAGTCATGCACCATTTGAGTATCGACCTTGAAACATACAGCAGTGTGCCGATTACCAAAGCCGGGGCGCAGAAATACATACAAAGCCCGGATTTTCAAATTCTGCTGTTCGCGTATTCGCTGGATGGCGGCTCGGTTGAAATTGTGGACTTGGCGCAGGGTGAAACCCTACCGCCGTGGCTGTCGGCTGCGCTGACCGATCCGGCCTATGTAAAACACGCCTACAACGCCTCGTTTGAGATCGGCTGCCTGTCTAAATTTATGGGGCCGCTGTCGCTGGATCAATGGCGCTGCACCATGCTCCACGGTCTGTACTGCGGCTATACGGCAGGGCTGGAGGCAACGGGGCGGGCGCTGGGGCTGCCGGACGATAAACAGAAGCTCTCTACCGGCAAATTCTTAATCCGCTATTTCTGCACACCCTGCGCTCCCACAAAAACTAACGGCGGCCGCACCCGCAATTTGCCTCACCACGATGCCGCGCGCTGGCAGCTATTTAAAGACTATTGTATAGGGGACGTTACCACGGAAATGGAAATACTACGCCGCCTGTCCAACTTCCCCGTGCCGGACGCTGTGCAGCGGCAATGGCAGACCGACCTCACCATCAACAGCCGGGGCGTGTCCGTGGACATGGAGCTGGTGCAGGGCGCCCTCTACATGGGCGAGACTACCCGCCAGCAGCTCATGAAGGAGGCGGTGCGGCTGTCCGGGCTGGATAATCCCAACAGTGTAAGCCAGCTTACCAAATGGCTGGAAAAGGAGTTGGATGAGGAACTGACCGACATCCGAAAGGACACCGTGAGCCGTTTGCTGGGCGGCAAAGTCACCAGCGAAACCGCCCGGCGTATGCTGGAAATCCGGCAGGAACTGGGCAAGACCAGTACCAAAAAATACAACGCCATAGAGGCTGCGGTGTGTGCCGATGGGCGGTGCCGGGGACTGCTCCAGTTTTACGGTGCCAATCGTACCGGGCGCTGGGCGGGCCGTCTGGTACAAGTGCAAAACCTCCCTCGGACGTACACAGAGCCGCTGCCGCTGGCGCGCAACCTGGTCAAAAGCAAAGCTACCGCAAAGCTGCGAATATTGTATGGTTCCGTGCCAGACACCCTCTCCCAGCTGATCCGCACCAGCTTTACTGCTTCTCCCGGCCACGTCCTGCTGGACGCCGATTTTTCCAGTATTGAGGCGCGCGTCATATCGTGGCTGGCGGGTGAACACTGGCGGCTTGAGGTGTTCCGCACCCACGGCAAGATATACGAGGCCAGCGCGTCCCAGATGTTTGGGGTACCGCTGGAGCTGATAAAAAAAGGCAACCCCGAATACGCCCTCCGGCAGCGCGGCAAGGTTGCAGAGCTGGCGCTGGGGTATCAGGGCAGCACTGGGGCGCTGATCAAAATGGGCGCCCTTGACATGGGGCTGACCGAGGAAGAACTGCCGGAAATCGTGAGCCGCTGGCGGGACGCAAACAAGCGCATCCGCAATCTGTGGTACGCGATGGAGGCCGCAGCCTTATCTGTAGTGCAGAACGGCACCCCGGCCGGTGTGAGTAACATCATGCTGGCGCGGGAGGTTGACCCCGACAACGGACTGGACTTCCTCACCATCCGGCTGCCCAGCGGCCGCAAACTGTATTATGCCAACCCCTCGCTGGGGGTGAACCAGTGGGGCAACGCATCCATTATGTACAGAGGCATGGATCAGACTACAAAAAAGTGGAAACAGATTGAGACCTACGGCGGCAAGCTTACAGAGAACGTTGTACAGGCCATAGCACGGGACTGTCTGGCGGATGCCGTGGAGCGTCTGGAGGGGTTAGGTTATGAGGTGGTGTTTCACGTCCATGATGAGGTGGTAATTGACTGTCCCCCCGACCGCGCCGACCTTGAACGCGTGGCGGCTATCATGTCCCAGCCTATGCCATGGGCACCAGACATCCCGCTGGGCGCAGACGGCTGGATCGGGAACTTTTACAAAAAGGATTAGAGGAGACACCACTATGAAATATGACATTAAACCCGGCGCGGTCATCCACGGGGATTGCCTCGCCGTCCTGCGGCAAATGGAGCCGGACAGCGTGGATGGCGTGATCACTGACCCGCCATATAGCAGCGGCGGGCAATTCCGTGGAGATCGCGCACAGTCAACCCGCGACAAATATTTGCAATCTGGAGAAATCGCTGCCGAGTATGCAAAACATTCATTCACCGGTGACAATCTTGATCAAAGGGCGTGGATGAGCTGGTCTGCAGAGTGGCTTTCCCTTGCCCGTGAGGTCACAAAACCCGGAGGGGTACTTGCCGCGTTCACTGATTGGAGGCAGATCTGTGCTTTGTGCGATGCAGTGCAGTGGGCTGGCTGGGTATGGCGCGGCATCATGGTTTGGGACAAGAAAAACGCACGCCCGCAACCGGGCAGACCGCGCCAACAGTGTGAATTTATTATTTGGGCATCAAATGGCCCTCTTGACGTAAAACGCAACGCTCCATATATGCCCGGTATATTCACTGCGCCCCCTCTCTCCGGGGAAAAGAGGCAACACCAAACGGAAAAGCCTCTTGCACTCATGCGGGAGCTTGTGCATATCTGCGAAACGGGCGGCACTGTACTTGACCCATTTGCAGGCAGCGGCTCCACGCTGGCTGCCGCAATTCTGGAGGGCTACACCGCCATCGGGATTGAAAAGGACGACCACTATGTAACTGTGGCCCAGCGGCGGGCGCTGGAGGCTACCAAAACCCGATTATTGGAGGGAACACAAAATGTATGACATTAAAATTATTGCCGTGGATTTTGACGGCTGTTTAGTACAAGACGCGTACCCCGACATCGGCGCACCCAACTGGGCTGTGGTCGCGCGGTTACGCCGGGAGCAGGACATGGGCGCAAAGGTGATCCTCTGGACGTGCAGGCACGACGAGCCACTGACCGCCGCCGTGGAATGTTGTGCCCAGCTGGGCATACATCTTGATGCGGTAAACGCCAACCTGCCGCACATGATCGAGTTATACGGCGAAACCCGCAAGGTAGGCGCTACAGAATACTGGGATGACAGGGCGGTGAGAATGCCATCCGATGTAAATGCCACAATTAATTATAGGAAGGAAACCCCCTCCTCAGAGAGTGGGCGCAGCTATTACACAGCGAAAAGCGGGAGAATGGTGCCATGAAACATTTAGGCGATATTTCAAAGATCAACGGCGCCGCCGTTTCCCCCGTCGACATTGTAACTTTTGGATCACCGTGTCAAGACCTCAGTGTGGCGGGCAAGCAGGAGGGGCTGGACGGCAGCCGCTCCGGGCTTTTCCGCGAGGCGGTACGGATTATCAAGGAAATGAGGAGCGCAACCAATGGAAAACAACCTCGCTTTGCAGTCTGGGAGAACGTCCCCGGCGCGTTCAGCAGCAACAAAGGGGCGGACTTCCAAACCGTCCTCCACGAATTATGCAAAATCACCGAGCCAAAAGCCCCCGCTGTTGCTATCCCTAAAGCCGGATGGCCACCCGCTGGACAATTCACCGATGTGGGAGGCGGCAGCATTGCCTACCGCACCATTGACGCACAATTTCACGGAGTACCCCAGCGCCGCCGTAGGATCATCCTTGTCTGCGATTTTACAGGACAATGTGCCGGAAATATACTCTTTAAGCCCCGAGGCTTGCCGGGGTATCCTGCGCCGGGCATTTGTGAGGGGGAAACCCCTGCCGGAGCCGCTGCTGTCCGCACTGATCGCCCAGTCCTCTGTTTCAACGGACGGCAAGACCCAGTAAACGGCCCTGTTGCCGGGGCGCTGGACGCGACCGCACCGCAAGCACAGTGCGTGGCATTCGCCTACAAAGCCAGCCCCTCCGCGGGAGGCGTGGGAGCGGCGGTGGACGTTGCCCCCACCCTGCTGGGTGAGCGGAATGATGCTGCCATTTGTCTAAATGATCAAGGTGGGCGCGTCATGGCCGTTTCCGAAGGTGTGGTGGGCACCCTGCGAGCTGAAATGCACGGGAACACCCCCATCGTGATACAGGGGTTTGGCGAAACCGGACAAGGATACTGGCAGCCGGGAATACAGACCCTCCGCGCCGAGGGTGAGAACCGGCCCAGCCGCCCCAGTAATTGTCTTGTTTTACAAGGCTCTATGATCGGCAGAGCTGACGAGAACGGCCCGGGCGGCGCAGGGCTTGCCGAGGATACCTGCTTCACGCTGACGGCAACCGACCGCCACGCCGTTATTGTCGAAAACCACCCGCAGGACAGCAGGGTAAAAATACACCCAGACGGCATTGTGCAAACACTGCCGGGGCAAATGGGTACAGGGGGAGGGAACGTGCCATTAGTTATGCAGCCGGGTATACAGACTCTGCGCGCCTCACAAGCGTGTAAACCTATGAACTGCGTGATTGCTTATGACTGCCGCAATCACACCACAAACGATGAACTAAACCCCACTTTGCAGGCAAAAAGCGGCGGCGGTCAAAGTCTCAACTATATAAATCCCGTTTTTGTAGGCTACACCATGCGCCGCCTGACGCCTACTGAGTGCGCCCGGCTGCAGGGTTTCCCGGACTGGTGGGCAGACCTGCCGGTCATTACCGACATGACCGACGAAGCTTTTGACTTTTGGCAGGAAGTCCGCGGCACCTGCGCTGCAATAAACGGAAAAAAATATAAACCCGTAGCCAAAAAGCAAATGATCCGCTGGTATAGCCGTCTGCATACAGACAGTGCGGAGTACAAAATGGGGGGCAACGGCGTGGCGCTGCCCGTGGTGCGCATTCCCCTCCACGGTATGGCAGAGCTGGGCGCAAAGACACTTGGCAGTCTGTTTGACGGTTCCGGGGGTTTTCCCCTTGCCGGTCTTCTTGACGGCATAGAAACACTCTGGGCGTCCGAGATTGAGCCGTACCCTATCGCGGTGACAAAATGGAACTTTGGAGGCAGGGCGCAATTACTTTTAGGAGGCACCACACATGATCAACGACCGTAAAATATTGATCTCCGTAGGCAACCACCGGCGCAGCGTCAGCTGGCAGCCGCAAACCCTCCTTCTGTCCGAGCTGTACGAAAAGATGCGTATTCCGGCGCGCGGTACGGAAACCATGCAGGAATATCTGAACCTCAAGAAGTCCGAACAGGATGACCTTAAGGACGTAGGCGGCTATGTAGCAGGAGGGTTGCTTGGAGCGCGCCGGAAATCGTCTGCGGTGACCGGCAGGGACGTGTTGACACTTGACCTTGACAATATACCCCCTGGAGGCGCTGAGGACGTGCTGCGGCGCGTGGAGGGGCTGGGGTGCGGCTATTGTATATACAGCACTCGCAAGCACTCTCCCGCCGCCCCCCGGCTGCGTGTCCTCCTACCCCTTGACCGCACAGCGACCGCAGACGAATACGAGCCGCTGGCACGGAAAATGGGGGAGATCATCGGCATGGAGTTTGCCGATCCTACTACTTTTGAAGTCCACCGCCTCATGTACTGGCCCAGCAGTTGCGCAGACAGCGAATATATATTCATCTATCAAGACAAGCCCATGTTGTCTGCTGACGGCCTGCTGGCGCAGTATGCGGACTGGCGGGACATAACAGCGTGGCCGCGTCATGCGGGCAAAACGAACCACACAAAGCTGGCAATGCGGCAGGGCGACCCTCTTACCAAAAACGGCGTTGTGGGCGCATTCTGCCGAGCCTATGACATTCTGAGCGCAATGGCTACATTCCTGCCGGGGATATACGAGCCGGTGGACACTATGCCCAGCCGGTACACATATTTAGGCGGCAGCACTACGGGCGGCGCGGTTCTTTATGACGAGGGGCGCTTTCTGTATTCCCACCACGCCACCGATCCGTGCAGCGGGCGGCTGGTCAATGCTTTTGACCTTGTGCGTCTGCACAAATTTGAGGGTTTGGATGACGAGGCAACACCGGGCGCACCCAGCAACCGCCTCCCCTCCTACGATGCCATGTGCGAGCTTGCCGTAGCTGACCGCGCCGTGTCCGCGCTTATGGCGCAGGAACGCATGGAGGCGGCGGCACGTGACTTTGCCGGTGACGCTGATGCCGATGACAGCCCAATCCCCCCGGACGCGGGCGCATGGGTGAATCAGCTGACTATCAACAAACAGACTGGACAGCTTAAGGCCACAATTGACAATGTCTGGGTGATTTTAGAAAACGATCCCAACCTCAAAGGCAAGTTTGCCCTCAATGAGTTTGCCGGCCGCGGTGAGGTCATGGGGCCGCTGCCGTGGGAAAAAGCCGACAGGCGGCGGCTATGGGACGATAACGACAACCAGGGCTTGTACTGGTATCTGGAGAAGTATTACCAGCTAACAGGTAACGGAAAAATTGACGGCGCCCTGTCTCTCCACAGCGTCAAGCACAGTTTCAACGAGGTGCGGGACTATCTGGGCGGGCTGGCATGGGACGGCGTACCCCGGCTGGATGCCTTGTTTATTGACTATCTGGGGGCGGCTGATGAACTTTACACCCGCACGGTGACGCGCAAGGCGTTCACGGCGGCAGTGGCGCGCGCCATGTCCCCCGGCTGCAAGTACGACACGATGGTGATCCTGTCCGGGCCGCAGGGCATCGGCAAGTCCACCTTGCTGGACAAAATGAGCCGGGGCTGGTTTAACGACAGCATCCGCAGCTTCGAGGGCAAGGAGGCCAGCGAGCTGTTACAGGGTGTGTGGATCGTTGAGGTGGGCGAGCTGGACGCGTTCAGGCGCACGGACGTGGCGCGGATCAAGCAGTTCCTCAGCCTGCGGGCTGATCGTTTCCGCGCTGCCTACGGCCGCCACGTCAAGGAACTGCCGCGCTGTTGTGTCTTTTTCGGTACAACCAACACTGTTGAATTTCTACAAGACGGTACCGGCAATCGCCGCTTTTGGCCCATTGATGTGGGAGTAACTAAGCACAGCAAAGAGGTGTGGGTTGATCTTGACGACGAGGTGGATCAGCTGTGGGCGGAGGCCGTCATGCGCTGGCGTATGGGTGAGTCGTTGTATGTTAGCGGTGCGTTGGAGGATGTTGCCAAAGCTGTGCAAGAAAGTCACCGGGAAACAAGCTCCCGTGAGGGCATCGTGCTGGACTTCATCGAGCGGCTGGTGCCGCAGGACTGGAACAGCTGGACGCTGGACAAGCGCAAAATGTTCTGGGGCGGCAGTTTCGTGGAAACCGGCAGCCTGACCTTGATTCCGCGTGACCGCGTGTGTGCCCTTGAAGTGTGGTGTGAGGCGCTGGATGGCAGGCAAAAGGACATGACACGGGCAGACGCAGTAGAAATCAACGGAATATTAGATGCGTTGCCGGACTGGTCACGCTCAAAAAATGGTATACGTTGCAGTTACTGTGGGTTACAAAAGGGCTTTTTGAGAAAACAAGGTAACAGTAACACCGATACTTAGTTACTTACTGTTACCTTGGAAAGTAACGGCGTAAAGCCGCATAAACAAAGGGTTTAGAGGCTATCGTTACTTTGTTACTTTCTTTCTAATGAATATATAAAAATAGAAGAAATAGAGGATATATAAACACCCTAAATCCTCTAATACGCCTAATACGCGAGAAGTTATAGAAAAAAATCGACAAAGTAACTAACGGAGGGAAAAAAACCATGCGAGAGAGCCAGATAGAGACCCGCCTTGTGCAAGGGGTGAAAGCAAAGGGCGGTATGTGCATTAAGTTTACAAGCCCCGGACTGCCGGGTGTTCCAGATAGGATAGTCCTGGCCCCGGATGGGCGCATATGCTTCGTGGAGCTAAAAACCGAAATCGGCAGACTGGCAAACATCCAAAAGTGGGTGATTGGTGAAATGCGAAAACGAGGCGCCGATGTGAGGGTGGTCAAAGGCCCGGAAGCGGTTAAAGAATTTTTACGGGAATATTTTTCAGAGGAGGCATTCACAGATGGGCAGACCGAGTAAACGGCGTGGCACAAAGAACGTGACAAAGGAGGTGATGCCAAATGAGGTATAATCCGTATCATTACCAGCAATATTGCACGGATCGCATAATAAGCGACGCAGCAATCGGCCTGTTTTTAGATATGGGCCTCGGTTGACAAAACTGTCATCACCCTGACCGCCATCAACGAACTGAGGTATAACCGCTGGGCCGTGCAGCGCGTTCTGATCATAGCCCCCAAAAAAGTGGCGGAGGGAACGTGGAGCAAAGAGGCAAGCAAGTGGGATCACCTTCGGCACCTGCGCGTTTCACTGGTCTGCGGCAGTCAACAAAAACGGCTGCGGGCACTTGCCACCCCCGCGGACGTGTATGTGATCAACAGGGACAATGTGGCGTGGCTGGTGGGGTATTTCAGGAATGCGTGGCCCTTTGACATGGTAGTGCTGGACGAATCTTCCAGTTTTAAGAATGGACAAAGTAAGCGTTTTAAGGCGCTAAAGCTGGTACGCAGCCGGATCAACCGGCTGGTGGAGTTAACCGGCACACCGTCCAGCAACGGGCTGATCGATCTGTGGGCGCAAATATTTCTGCTGGATGGCGGGGAGCGACTGGGTAAGACTATAGGGCAGTACCGGGAGCGGTTTTTCGACCCGGATAAGCGCAACCGTACCACAGTTTTCAGTTATGCACCTAAAGACGGCAGCATGGAGTACATTCAGCAGGCTATATGTGATATCTGCATCAGCATGAAATCCGAGGATTATCTGGACATGCCGGAGCGCATATATGACGAGGTGCCCGTAGTGCTGGACGCCCCGGCAGCTAAAGCTTACAAGCAGCTGGAGCGTGAGCTGGTGTTGGAAATAGACGAGGGCATGATTACAGCGGGCACAGCCGGGGTACTGACTGGCAAACTCCTACAGCTTTGCAACGGTGCGGTATATGATGGTGACCGGCAGGCCCTTGAAATCCACAAGTGCAAAATTGAGGCGTTTCTTGAGGTGTTGGAGCAGCTGAACGGACAACACGCCCTTGTGTTCTATAACTTCCAGCATGATCGGGATCGGCTGTTAAAAGCCCTTGAGCCTTTGGGCCTGCGTGTCCGGGTGTATCAAAATCCGCAAGATGAGGATGACTGGAACGCCGGAGAGATAGACGTCCTCCTTGCCCATCCTGCCAGCTGTGCCTATGGGCTGAACCTCCAGAATGGCGGGCACCATATAATCTGGTTTGGGCTGGTGTGGTCATTGGAGCAATATGAACAGGCGAACAAGCGTCTGCACCGGCAAGGGCAGAAGCATCCGGTTGTTATCCACCACCTTGTTGTACAGGGCGGTATGGATGAGGATGTGATCAGCTCCCTGCAACACAAGGGCAACACGCAGGACGCGCTTATGGACGCCCTGAAAGCGAGGATCAAAAAGGCAAAGGAGGGCGCATCATGCTAAAGCCGATGACGAAGTACCGCATTGCACAGTACAACAGTTTGAAACGTGAAATTGGTATGCTGGAGGATCAAATAATATCCGCTGGATACGGCAAAGACTTTGTTGTGGATTATGCGAAAGAATATTCGACAGGCCATCCGAGGGTGATTACCTTGCGCGGGTACGGATCTCAGGACGTGCCTAAACTGTCAGCCCGTAGAGCATGGTGCTTTGCCGAGTGTAAGACTATTGAGGATTTTATTGCCAGCTTGGATGATAGTGTGATGCGGCAGCTTCTTACACGGCGATACATTGAGGGGCGCACAACGGCAGAAGCGGCACAGCTGGTAGGATACAGCCGGAAACAGGCTACGAGATTGATCAATGGATTTTTTGAAAAGATGTCCCATGATGTCCCATGATGTCCCTTGACTTCCCATTTTCGGCGTGGTAAAATTATAATACGAATAATTGTAACCACCCCGCTGTGTGCAGGGTGGTTTTTCTATTGCCGGAAAAGAGAGGTGGTGGGCGTGGCATCGAAGTTGACAGCAAAACAGCAGCGTTTTGTGCAGGAGTATCTGGTGGACTACAACGCCACCCGCGCCGCAATTCAAGCGGGGTACAGTGCGAAGTATGCCGGACAAAACGCCGACAAACTACTAAAAAATACTAATGTGGCCGCTGAATTGCGGCGGTTAGGGCAAAAAACAGCGGAAAAGCTGGATATATCCCGCGAGTGGCTAATGCAGGAGTTGCGCTATGTCGCCGCGGCGCGTTTGCCGGACTTTTCGAGCATTGTAACCGAGCCAGTGCAAAAGATGGCTATACACCCGCTTACCGGCGAAGTGATCAACGTGCCGAGCGGTTATACACAAACGGTGCGCTTTACTGACACGAAAGATCTGCCGGACGATAAAGCGGCGGCGCTGGCGGGCATAAAACAGACCGCACACGGCATTGACATTAAACTGCATGATAAAGTGCGGGCCCTTGAACTCCTGGGCAAGGCTGTTGGACTGTTTGACGGCAACGCCGCACCTCCTGCACAGGAAAACAACCTGTTTGACGCCATAGTGGGGACTGTAGAGGAGGATATCGACACAGATGATTTACCAGAATTTGAGCAAGAGGCAACTGCTGGCAATGACGTGGTGGAAACGCCCGGCGTTCAAAAACCTTGATGGCATAATCTGCGACGGCTCCATACGCTCCGGCAAAACGGTATCAATGTCCGTGGGCTTTATCATGTGGGCGATGACCCGCTTTGATGGAGAGGTGTTTGGGATATGCGGCAAGACCATTGAAAGCCTCCGCCGCAATGTGGTGACGCAGCTCCCTAACTGGTTGGAGGGCATAGTCACCATTAAGGAGCGCCGCAACGAAAACAAGTTGGTGGTGACGGTCAACGGACGCAGTAACATCTTTTACTTATTCGGAGGACGTGACGAAAGCAGTTACGCCCTTATACAGGGCATAACGCTTGCCGGGGTGCTGTTTGACGAGGTTGCCCTAATGCCCCGCAGTTTTGTAGAGCAGGCGCTGGCACGGTGCAGTGTGACCGGCAGCACATTCTGGTTTAACTGCAACCCGGGGGGGCCTGGACACTGGTTTTACAAAGAGTGGGTGCAAAAGAATGTGGAAAAGAATGTGCTATATCTGCATTTCACTATGGAGGACAATTACAGCTTATCCAACACGACAAGGCAGCGATACGAGCGGCTGTATAGCGGTGTTTTCTATGATCGCTATGTCCGGGGGCTGTGGGTGGTGGCCGCGGGGCTTGTATTCCCTATGTTCGACCGGCAGCATCACACGTTCACAGACGCAACCGCGCCGCAGTCCGGTGAGTGGTTTATATCCATTGACTACGGCATACAAAACCCATTCAGTGCGGGGCTGTGGTGCGTTTCTGGCGGCGTTGCATACCGCATGGCTGAATACTACCACGACGGCCGCGCAAGCGGTCAGCGCACGGATGAGGAGCACGCAGACGCGGTTATAGCTTTAGCGGGCAAGCGTTTCATCAAGCGCTTTGTGATCGACCCCTCGGCAACCTCCTTCATCGCGTGTATGCGCAGGCGGGGGCTTGCGCAGCGCATACAGCCTGCTAACAATGACGTGATTCCAGGCATAGCGAATGTGGCGGCAGTATTAAAGCAGAACCGCCTGCGTGTCCACGAAAACTGTAAGGACTTCATACGCGAGGCCGGTCTGTATTCGTGGGACAGCAAAGCCACCGAGGATAAACCGATCAAGCAAAACGACCACGCGATGGACGATACCCGCTATTTTGTACGGACGATATTCCGTAAAATCCTGCCAGCCATAGACCGGCCCCCTGTGGGCGTGAAAGGAGCAACGCTGTGAACACCGTGAACACACGAGCTGTAATAGATATTTTGAATAAAGAGCTGGGCGCCAACATTTCCGCCGACTACTACACCCGCATTGAAGAGTGGCGGCAGTGGTGGGCCGGATATGTGAAAACGTTCCACTCATACCGGGAACTGCAAGAAAACGGTAACCATAAAAGCCGGGAGCTGTTCACCCTGCGCATGGGTAAGAAAGTATGTGAAGACTGGGCGTCCATCCTGTTGAATGAAAAGACAGAGATTGTCCTTGACGACAGGGCATCATCGGAATTTTTGCAGGGAGAGAATGGCTACGGCGGTGTGTTTGACACTGTCCACTTTTGGGATGAGGCAAACACTTTGGTTGAAAAGGCCTTTTACAGCGGCACCGGCGCGTTTGTCCTTAAGCTTGACGGCTTGTCTGTATCTGACGAGGGTGCGGTGGAAAAATCACCGGAGGCGGCAATCCGAATGGAATATTTGCCCGCGTCCTGCATCATTCCCCTGTCCCTGCGGTGTGGACGGATCACTGAGGCTGCCTTTGTGTCTGAAAGCACAGAGCGAGGCAAGCCTTACATTTATCTGGAAATCCACACACGGGAAAGCAGCGGCTACGTGATAGAAAACCGCTACTATGAGGCCAGTAAAAACAATCTTGTGCGGGTAGAACTGCCGCAGGGCATTGTGCCGCGGTTTATTACCGGCTCCCCGTTGCCTTTCTTCTCCATCTTCCGCCCCAACACGGTAAACCCCTACGAAAACAATTTAGGGCTGGGATGCGCGGTATTTTCAGAAGCCATTGACAACCTAAAGGGTGTGGATTTGGCATTCAACAATTTCTGCCGGGATTTCAAGCTGGGCGGCAAAAAAGTGTTTTACAACCGGGAACTGACCAAAACAGCGGGTGTTACGGCTGACGGCACACCCCTTTACGTCACCCCGGACGACATGATGCAGCAGCTGTTTGTGTCTATCGGGGACGAGTTTGCGGACGATAAGAAGCTGGTGCATGAATTTAACCCCTCCCTGCGAGTATCAGACAATAAGGAGGGTGTGCAGGCACAACTGGATTACCTGTCATTTAAATGCGGGCTGGGCACCCGGCACTACCGCTTTGAGGACAACATGCGTTCCGCACAGGTCACGGCCACTCAGTACACCGGTGAAAAGCAGGAACTCAAGCAGAATGCCGCCAAACACGGTATTATTGTGCAGACCGCTTTACAGGACATTGTGCGGTCAATCTTGTGGGCTGGTAAACATATTTTAGGCCAGCCCGTCAACCCCGACGCACAGGTGGAGGTTGTTTTTTCGGATGGTTACATCGTTAGCGACGCAGAGAAAAAGGCCGATGACCGGCAAGACATCCTTAACAGAGTTATGCAGCGGTGGGAGTATCGGATGAAGTGGTACGGCGAGGATGAAAAGACTGCCAAAGCCAAAACCCAGCCACCGGGGCCGGTGTACGGTACCAACAACTACCCAACTGGAGAGGATGAATAAGTATGCTGACGTTTCGCCAACTGGATGACCTGCCGGACGCTGTTACGGATATTATCACGGCTGCCGAGCAGGAGATCATCAACGATATGGCCCGGCGTATTGCGCGCCTCGAGGGCGTGACAGGTGCCACCAACTGGCAGGCATTACGGCTGGAACTGCTGGGCACGGCACAGGACAAGATCATCAGGGAACTGGCGCGCGCGTTGAATATATCGGAGCAGCAGCTGATCAGCCTGTTTGACGAGGCGGTCACGCGGACATTTACCACGGACAATTCACTTTTTCGCGCGGCGGGGTATGACCCCTTACCCCTGGCAGAAAACCCCTACTTGCAGCAGATCATACGGTCGGGGCTTATAAAGACGCAGGAAGAATACCAAAATTTGACACTGACCACCGCCAGCACTGCTACTTGGCAATTTGAGCATGCGCTTGATCTCGCCTACCACGAAATCGTATCTGGCGGATACACCTACCAGCAGGCAATCCGTGACGGCGTTCGACTACTCACAAAAAACGGCATAGCATCCATTCTGTACCCAACCGGGCACGTGGACTATGCTGATGTCGCTTTTCGCAGGGCCACTCTAACCGGCGTCAACCAGACGGCAGCAGAAGTGCAGCTGGCCAACCTGTCCCAAATGGGTGCGGATTTGGTGGAGACCACCGCCCACCCCGGCGCGCGCCCTACCCACGCGGTGTGGCAGGGCCGGGTATTTTCCGTAAGCGGCATGCACCCCCAATACCGGGATTTCCACAAAGAGACTGGCTATGGCACTGGCCCAGGGTTGTGTGGCTGGAACTGTCGCCACAGCTTTTTCCCGTTCTTTGATGGGTTTTCAGCTTCCGCGTATCCCGCAGACAAGCTGCGGGAATACAACAAAAAGATGGTTACTTATGACGGCAAGGAAGTGAACCTGTACGAGGCCACCCAGCAGCAGCGTTACATTGAGCGGCAAATACGCCGGTGGAAACGCGAAAGCAGCGCACTGGATGCCGCACAGCAGGACAACACCCGCGCAAAGGGCAAGATTCGGGAGTGGCAGGCCCGGCAACGTGATTTTATTGACCAGACCGGGCTGCGGCGTGATTACTTTAGAGAGCGCGCCGGGGCACAGCTTACAAAATAATATATTGTTCGATCAAGACTGCCCCGCAGTCTTTTTTGATATACAAATTTGCCGGGCGCGGCGTAAAATGACGCAACCGCCACGGGGTGCGACCCCGAAAACAAGCGTAGCGGATGAAAGGAGCAGATATGGAACGTAAATTTCTGGAGGAGCTGGGGCTTGATAAAGAGGCTATTGACAAGATCATGGGCCAGCATGGCAAAGACATTGAAGCACATAAGACCTCGGCGGAAACCGCCGCCAAAGACCGAGACACGTACAAGGGGCAGCTTGATGATGTGTCCAAAAAGCTGAAAGCTTTTGACGGCGTAGACATCGAAGCCCTCCGGGGCGAGGTGACTACGCTCAGGCAAGACATATCCACTAAAGAGATCGATTTCCAGAAACAGCTTGCTGACCGGGATTTTCAGGCGTTGCTCACCGACGGGATCACGGCGGCAAAGGGTAAAAGCCCCAAAGCAATCATGGCGCTGCTGGACATCGAGGCCCTCAGGGCCAGCAAAAACCAGAAAAATGACACGGCAGCGGCGCTCAGGGCCCTTGCTGAGTCCGACGCGTATCTGTTCGGTGAACCTGATAAGCACACAACTACAACCACTCCCGCAAAGGTTTCCACTGGCGGGACACATACCGAAAACGGGGGCACTATGCCTCCATCCACCAATGCGCAGATGAATGCGCTTATTACTGGAAAATTGAGAGGAGAATAATATTATGCCTATGATCGACAGAACCGGCGCAGCTGCGCTTATCCCTGACCTTGTAACACAGGAAATCATTAGCGGGGTGCGTAGACAGTCCGTTGCCATGCAGCTTATGCGCAGACTGCCCAACATGACGAGCGGCACACAGCGGCAGCCCGTCCTATCCATGCTCCCCTCCGCCGACTTTGTAAACGGCGATGCGGGAATGAAGATTGCCACCAGCGCCGCATGGGACAAAAAGCAGATGGTGGTGGGCGAGATCGCCGCCATCGTTCCTATTCCGCAGGCGGTCATTGACGACGCCAGCTATGACATCTGGGGCGAGGTGCGTCCGCTGATTGTTGAGGCGTTTGGCCGCGTCTTTGATAACCAGGTATTTGAGGGCGGAAACCCCAAAGCTCCCGCCGAATGGCCAAATGGAATCATCCCTACGGCGGCAGCCGTGCCCAACGTCGTGACCGCGGGCACCGGTGTGGACATTGCGGCCGACGTCAGTTCAACAATGGCCATTCTGGAGGAGAACGGCTACGATGTGACAGGCATCGCCGCCCAGCGTCAGCTCAAAACCAAACTGCGAGATTTGCGCAATACCAACGGCGATCCAATCTTTACCCCTATGACAGGCACCGTTCCGGCTACCATTTACGGTGCCACCACCCAGTTTGTTGGCCCCGGCATGTGGACGCCTGCGGACGCGCTGGCGGTTATGGGTGACTGGACGCTGGCGGCGTATTCCATCCGACAGGACATTACCTATCAGATTTTTGATACCGGCGTAATCTCCGATGACACGGGTGCCATCGTGTATAACCTGCTTCAGCAGGACATGGTGGCCTTGCGCGCTGTCTTGCGCCTCGCATGGCAGGTTGCCAACCCTATTGACATTGATCGGGCCTATGGTACCGGTTATCCGTTCGCCGTGCTTAAATCGTAAAGGAGGCTTATTGTGAAAGTAAAAATGCTTGTTGCCACCTATTGGGACGGCAAAAAGCTTAAACCCGGCGACGCGGCTGACGTCGCGGATGCTGTGGGAGAAAGGTGGGCTAAAGCGGGTGTTGCTGAAAAGCATAAACCTGGCAAGCCCGCAAAGAAAACGGACACAGAAAAGGAGTGATTATGGGTTACACTTTTGCAGATTATACGTTTTACAAGGATCATGGCGGCAAGCTGTCCGAGGCGTTGTATGATGCATCGGTGTACGATGCCCGCGCGGAAATTCTCTCGCAGACCAGTGGGGCAGCACTGACCGCCCCGGAGAACATGCGGGACGCTGTGAAGCTGTGCGAGTGCGCACTGGTGGACGTTGTGGCAGGCTACAAGGACACCGCCGCTGCCCTCCCTAAAGGTATCGGCAGTATAAGCAATGATGGCTATACAGTGTCGGCGGGATCGGGCGGCGGCGTTTCCATATTCAAGGCAGAGGCACAGGAGCGCGCCGCAGTTTGCGCCCGGTATCTACAATGGCCGGTGAACCTCATGTGCAGGTGGTTGTGATGATAGGCTTTGATCAGACCATAACGATCTATAACAAGCGATACGACCCCGTCACAAAGAAAACGCTGTGGCCGAAAACGACCATCCACGGCGTGAGCTGGGCGGGTTGTCGGCGGGTGACCACCGGCGAGGGGCTGACCTCAAATGACGGCTACAGCGTCCGGGTGCCCGTCTCGGCAATGCCAGAGGGCTTTCTGGGGCGCAGTGAGTACACTGCCACGCTTGACCCTACAAACCACTGGACAGCACAAAATGGGGACGTGGTGGTGCTTGGAGAGGGGCCTGACGTTGTGAGCGGTATTACGGAAATCACAAAACAGTCAACTGACTGTTTCACCGTTACCGCCGTGCATACCGACAACTTGACCCGCCTACTGCCGCACCTGCGTCTGGAGGGCAAATAGCATGGCAAACAACCTAACAATTACTACGCCACGCGGCACTGTGTTCACTGTCACGCTTAAAAACGGCAGTGCAAAGGCAGTGTTGAAGTGGAATCCTGATTTTGGCAGCCGGTATACCGGCAATTTTACAAGGGCGCAAAAGTTTGTAGACAACGAGGTGCTGCGGTTCTGCTCTGCACGTGTACCGTTCCAAACCGGGATGTTACAAAAATCCGGCATCTTGGGTACGGTGATAGGCAGCGGCGAGGTGCGGTACATCGCACCCTATTCGGCACCACAATACTACAAGACGGCACGTACCCGCCCCTATGATGCTAACCGGGGCGCGTTCTGGTTTGAACGCGGCAAAGCCGTAGAACGGCAGCGCATCCTGCAGGGCGCCGCACGGATGGCAGGAGGAGGTGGAAGGTGAGTACAACGGTTTTAGAGGCACTATTTGAGTATTTCAGTGGTTGCCCCCTTATGTGTGACAACCGGCTGAACATTGATTACCTGCCGGAGGACACCGGCGCGGCTGGCGTGGAATACGCCATCGGCACCACTCCCACTGACGAGGTGGTGTATCGCTACACCAACGGCGGGGCGCGGTGCCGCTATCCGTTTACAATCAGCAGTGTAAACGACTACGGGCCTGACGAGGCGCAGAATATGCTCAACTCAGGCTTTTATGAGGAGCTGGCGGCTTGGCTGCACAAGCAGACAAGGGCACGCAATTTGCCGAGGCTGCCGTTGGGGTTGACCGCGCGCAGCATCCGCGCAATCGGCCCCGGCTATCTTTACCTCCCGGATGTCAACGCCGGCAAATACCAGATCCAGTGCGATCTGGAATATTACAGAAAAGGAGAAATTTGAATATGAAACTTTCTGAACTGATGAGCGGCCGGACGCCTGATCCGGCATTTGAGGGCTTTTCCACCGCCGATGACATGGTGCTGGCTATTGACTTCACTGGCGAGGCGGCTGCCCCCGGCACTTATATTGTGGCGCAGGAGGGCATCACGGAGCAGTCCGGCGCGTTATCCGCGCAAACGCAGGACGCGACCTATTTGAGGACTGGGCAGGTCACCACAAAGACCGGCACCTCGCGCAGCTTTACAGTGAGCGGCGACCGCTACAACGGCGATGCTTTTCAGGATGCTATCTTGGCGCACGAACTAAAATACGGCACAGGGCAGGCGGTCATCAAGCCTTATGTGTATTTCAACATGTTAACCGGAATGGGTGAACAGGGTAAGCTTTCCATCGTAGTGGAGGACGACCTGTCCGGTGGGGCTGGTGACAACGCCAGCTTTAGCGCTACGCTGACATCCACGGTCAAGCCTGCGAAATACACCTATACACCACCCACGCCGTAAAGGAGGGCCGCTATGGCACGAAAAGACGAAACGAAACAATACGCCGTCCTTGTCAGCTTCATGGACTCTGAGGACGGTATGACGGTATACTGGGCCGGTAAAGATACATACCCGCGTGTGGGGTATGCTCCGCCTGATGAGCGGATCGCCTACCTGCAAAGCAGCAATACAGCGATGGGTGTGCCGGTTATTGCAAAAAAATGACAACGGCTGGGGGTGCCACCGCTCCCAGCTGCTTTTTAAGGAGGATAACATGCTTGTTGTAAACAATATCCAACTGGATTTTGACATAACCTCTCCCTCGGACATCCTGCGGTACAAGCAGGCCGGGGAACACATGGAGGCCGAGGGCGCAGACATCACCGCGCCCGCCATAGACACGAACGATCCCGGTTTTTTGGATGCTTATGTAGCTATGCTTAACAGCGAGCTGCGTCTGTTTGGTAATTTTATTGATGAGGTATTTGGTGATGGCGTGGCAGAGCAGCTGCTGGGCAACAACCCAAGCCTCAATAAGGTTGCAGAAATCAACGATGCACTGGGTGCGGCAATGGAGACGCAGGGCAAGGACTTCGGCGTCAAGATACAAAAGTATACGCCCAACCGGGCAACGCGGCGGGCACAGAAATGAATATCCTGCTTCTGGACGGGCTGCCGGAGGATTATGAGGGTATCCCCATTTCCGCAGACTTCCGCAACATGATACAGGTTGACCTGATCCTTCATGATCCTGATACCAGCGATGTGGAAAAGACCGCCGCTGCCCTGTATCAGCTGTACCCGGAAATACCCCCTGACATCCACAAAGCAGTGGAGGGGCTGGTGTGGTTCTACACACGGGGCGGCGCCCCCAGTGAAGGGAAAGACAAGGGGACGAAAAAAGCCCCCAGAAAAGCCTTTGACTTTGAGCAGGACGCCAACCTGATCTACGCGGCGTTTTACGCAACCTATAGTATAAGTCTCACCACTGTGGACTTTCTGCACTGGTGGGAGTTTATGGCGCTGTTTGAGGGGCTGCCAGAAACCACGCTCATGCAGCGGGTGCTATACTGGCGTACCGCCGACGTGGCGGGACTGCCAAAGCACGAAAAAAAGCACGTGCTGAAAATGCGCAAGATCTTCGCCCTTAAGGAGCCGGAAAAGCAGCCCATGACCGTGGAGGAATTGACCCAGCAGACCAAAGACCGTGTCGCGCGTCGCTTTGCTGAAGCGCGGGCCGCGCTGAATCAAAAATAAAGTGTCGGGCAAACTTGTTTTTGTTACTGAAATGATGGTATAATATGGGTTACTATATCTTCAGATCAGGAAGGAGCACACTATGGCATCTAAAACAAAGTGGTTGATTGCCGCAGTTTTGGCACTTATAATCCTCGTGGCAGTGATTCTTTACACAGAGGCATATTTGGATATGAAGCGAAACGCAATAGCTCTTTTGCTCGGATTTATGTTTATTACGCTTTGTATACGAATGCTTGTCTCGGTGACAGTCTCGGTAATTCTTGGCGTAAAAGAGCTGCCCAAGGTTGAAGGTGTTTACAAACAACAAACGTCCGCACCAGTTGACAACACGCCTAAATGCCCGCGCTGCGCTTCTACCTCCATCAGTGCTGACAAAAAAGGTTTTGGCATCGGGAAGGCGGTGGTAGGCAGTGCTCTTGCCGGGCCGATTGGACTGACAGCGGGGAATATCGGTGCAAAGAAAGTGCGCGTCACTTGCTTAAACTGCGGGCACCATTGGACGGCAGGAAAAAACTAACAAAAACATAATCACATTAAACCATCACCTTGGGGTGGTGGTTTTTTCATGCAAAATACTGAAAGGGGGCGGGGCGAATGGCATATGATGGCACACTGAAATTTGACACATCTCTTGATGCTGCCGGTTTCCAAAAGGGCACCAACAGCATGGACGGCATTGTGAAGGGAATGACCGCCTTTAAACTGCTTGAAGCTGGCTTTAAGGCGGTAATGAACTCCATAGACAGTGCTGTATCGCGTTATGACACGCTGAACCGTTTTCCTAAAGTCCTTGAAAATATGGGTTATAGCGCAGAGGCATCTGCCGCCGCCACAAAGAAACTGTCAGACGGCATACAGGGATTGCCCACAAAACTGGATGAGATCGTCTCCACCGCACAACGGCTGACGGTACTTACCGGTAATTTAGAGGAGTCCACCGACACGGCACTGGCACTTAATAACGCCTTTTATGCGAGTGGTGCCACCGCAGCTGATGCCTCGCGTGGCTTTGTTCAGTACACGCAAATGCTGTCAAAGGGTAAGGTGGACATTGTATCATGGCGCACCTTGCAGGAAACAATGGGCTACGCGCTCACCAAAACCGCGGAGGCGTTTGGTTTTGCCGGGCAATCTGCCCAAAACGACCTATACGCCGCCCTCCGTGATGGGGACATTACTTTTTCGGATTTTAACGCTAAAATTATCGAGTTAAACGGCGGGGTGGGCGGTTTTGCGGAAATGGCAAAAACCTCCACGGGAGGCATCGGTACAGCATGGACAAATATGCAAACAGCTATTGTACGCGGTACTACCGGCATTATTACGGCCATTGACAACGGATTGTCCGAGACAAAGTTTAAAAGCATTGAAAACATCATCAGCAGCACTGGCGCTGTTGTAGAAGGTGTTCTTGCGGGCATGGCTGATGGCTTTGCGTTTGTAGCAAGCAACGCGGATTTTTTGGTACCTGCTATTATCGCGGTTACAACAGCAACCGCCGCGTACAAGGTGGCTACTGCAGCGGCAACCTTAGCGGCCAAAGCAGCGGGAGTGGTCATAGACGGGAACATTACAAAGGCAAATTTGTCTGCGATTGCCACCGGGCTGATGACAAAAGCCAAAACCGCTTTAACCGTTGCCACAGGAAATGCCGCCATAGCGCTGTCTTGGCTGGCCGCTGGCGAGTCTGCCGCTATCGTTGCCTCCACAGGCCTGACCGTTGCGGAGGCAGCACTTGCCGCCGTCAAAGGCGTTTTGACCGGGCAGATCGGCTTGGCAACGGCTGCGCAGCTTGTATTGAATGCGGCCTGGGCCGCCAACCCTATCGGCCTCGTTATAGCCGGTGTTGCGGCTCTGGTTGTCGGTCTTATTGCCCTCGTTTCTTGGGTGGGTAACAGCAGTCAAGCTTACAAGGAGGGGAAACAGTATGTAGAGGACTACGGCGACGCAAACAAGGAGCTTGCAAATAGTCTTGATGAGTCCACCTCAAATTTCAACAAGAACCAAACTGCCGCCGAAGCCAGCGCCAACACCAGTCGAGAGATGCTGTCAGGTCTGCAGGCGTTGTCCAGCAAGGGGCTGGATAGAACTGCACAAGAATCCTACCAGCTGCAGGCAAAGCTTAACGCCCTCAATTCCGCGCAGCAAGGGCTGAACTTGACAATAGACGAAACCACCGGTGAATTGTCCTTGACGAACGAAGAAATCGAGGCTTACATCACCGCCACAGAAAGCGCCGCCAGAGCCACTGCCCTTGTGGATCACATGAAGGCCCTCAGTGAGCAGATGGTGGGCGTGGAATCACAGTTTATCAGCGCTGAGCGGCAGATCACACTGTGGGAACAGCAGGTTGAAAGCGGCGAACTGTCCACCTCCAAGTACGACAAACTGGTGGCTGATCTCAACGCAGAAATGGTCGAACTGAAAGAAACGCAGGCTGGCATCATACAAGAAATGGCGCAAAATGAGGAGGAATACAGTCTTTTGCTTGCCCAGCAGGAGCAGGCGCGCCAGGCTATTCTTAACTCGCAAGAAGATGAAATTCGGGCTTTTGCGGCCCAACATCATCTATCTTATGACGAAATTCGGGCCGATATGGACGAGAACAACCTCTCCTTTGTCGGGTGGCAGGAAGAAAACCAAAAGACGCTTGACAAGGGGCAGGAATCTATCGCTGAGTTTGCCGGCAAGTGGGGCTACTCCCTCAATGACGTGAACGCGGCAATCGCGGCCAGCGGTCTCACCATAGAGGAATACGTAGACCGGCAGGACGGGGCGTTGGAGCACGCCAAAGAGGTACTCGCAGATTATACCGCCAGTACAACAAACGGCTTCTCGGTCATGGAACAGGAAAGTGCCATCAGCCTCAACAAATACTTAAAAAACATACAAAAGAATGAAGAAGGTACCGCAAACTGGTCAAAAAATATTAACACCCTCATGGACTTAGGCATCAACAAGGGTGTAATTGAACAACTGTCCAAACTGGGGCCTGAGGGTGCGGCACAGGCGCAAAAGTTTGTGGACGAACTGACCGAAATGAACGGCGGTGTTGACCTCACTCTTGGCGAAACCAACGCGGCTGTGGAGAAAAAACTGGCAGAAATAGACAAGACATTTGATACAAGTCTTGAGACCGCCAGTGCTGCCGCCGACGCCCAACTCCGCGCGGAGGCTTACTATGAGGCGGGGTATGCATCCATTGACAAAATTGCTGAGGGCATCGAGGGAAACCCATCTGCTGTCGACGCAGCCACACAGGCGGGCACCGACATCGCCCAAAACGTTACAACAGCGGTTAAAACGATAGACTTTTCTTCTGTCGGGCAGACCATAGGCAACAGCCTTGTGACGAGCCTTACCAGCGCCGTACAACGCGGGGCCGGTAAGTTCACCTCTGCCGTTACCGGTATGAGTACATCGGTGCAAAACGTGCTCAAGGTCATGTCTGCTCAATCACAAAGCACGGTAACGCAAATGATGACTCAGATCAACAGCGTTATATTGTCCCGCACCGCCATGATCAAGACGGCCATCACCAACATGGGGAACAGCATTACCACGGCACTAAACACCGCCAAAACGCAGGCGGTCAATATCGTCACCCAAATGATGACCGACATCAACAACACCGTTGTGTCCCGCACCGGCGCAATAAAGTCTTCTAGTGCCACTCTCTCCAATGGTGTGGTGGACAGCCTGCGGGTTATGGTGACCGGCGCAATAAGCGTGACTAACAACATGATGGACGGCATATACAGGGCCATGACCAACAAGGAGGAGTCACTGTATGGTAAGGCGCGCGAAATTGCCAACAAGATCGCCAGCACAATGGCTGCTGCGCTTGTCGTAAAATCCCCTTCGCGCGTCATGATCAAGCTCTTTGAATATGTCATGATGGGCATATACAAGGGCATGGATGGAATGTCTGGGATGTTGTACCGTGAAGCGGAAAGCATAGCGGACGGCATTGCCGAAAGGCTGACCATTTCCCCCAGCGTGGCAAGCTCGCTTGCAGAACAAATGCGCGCTGTTACCGATACGACACTACTGGGAGGATCTACGCTGGTACCGCTGGCAGCCGGTACGGGCGCAGCGGGCAGCGTGAGTTATTCCACTAACCTTATACAGAACATTACTACGCCAAAGCCGCTGTCAGCTTCGGAGATGACCCGCGAAGGGCAAGACCTGCTGCACCGGTCACAATGGCAACTGCCGTAAGGAGGGCGTACATGAATGAAAATACAGTTTTCACGTATCAAAACACAATAGGCCAGTTGGTTTTTAAGTATGATTCCCCTCTGTGGATCACGGACGTGGATGGCATGAGCAGCGTGGAAATTGACATTGCCGAGTCCCGGAGCACTATGCAAATAGGATCTAGCATTACGGCGCAAAGCGTCCGGCCCCGGTCATTCACACTCGATGGGGCCATTTTTGAACCCATCGCACTGGTAAGAGAGCGCGTCCTTGATATTTTTGCACCCCAGATACCAGCCACTCTCACTGTTGAACAGAATGGCGAATCTTGGTACCTGGACGTAGTACCGGAGAAAACGCCGGAAATTACGGCGGGAAACGGTGTGCAATACTTTCAGGCGCGACTGTATGCGGCATACCCCTTCTGGCGCACAACGGCGTCCTACGCCACACAGGTAGCTGGCTTGACTGCCATGTTCAAGTTCCCATTTTATACAGGGGGCAGCTGGTGGATCTCCCGGTACAGCGACAGCTTTTTTAAAACCATTGAAAACCAGGGCAACATGCCGGTGGAGTTTCAGGTGGTATTCACCGCGCGGAGCGCCATCGAAAACCCGGAACTGTACCACGTGGACACTGGCAAGCGCATCCTCATCCGCAAGTCCATGATCGCAGGGGAACGTGTTGCCGTTTCAACAGTGTATGGTCAAAAAGGCGTGGTGCACGTCAGCGCATCGGGGGAGGTCACCAACGGTTTCAAGTATTTGTCTATGGACAGTGATCTGTCCATGACACTGATCCCCGGCTCCAATCTCCTGCGGATTGACGCGGCTGTCAACCGGGAGGGGCTTGGGGTACGCCTTACGGCACCGAAGGGGGTGAAATCAGGTGTCTAATTTTATAATCTACGACACTGCCCGTGTGCGGATCGCCCCATTGCAACATGATGAATCTGTTCAGTGGTTGGAACACTATCAGTCAAACGGGGAGGTGAAGATTGTTGCGCAGGCCACCCCCGACAACCTCGCCATGCTGATTGATGGCAACCGGGTGTATAACACGGACACAGACACGGCAGCGCGGATCAGCCATGTGGACATCGTGCAGACAGAATCCGAGGAGCTGATCACTGTACGTGCCGATATTACGTCGGAACTGCTGAGTGACCGTGTAGTCATGGCTACGGAAACCACTACTAACATCGAAGCAGCCATGTACTCTATTTATAGTAAGAATCGGCGTAACATGCCCATCGCTGTGGGTAAGGCACGGGGATATACGGAAAAGGCAGACGTGGAGATCACATGGGGGTCGGTGCTTGACGCAGAGAAAAAGCTGGCGGAGGTTTCCGGCCTCGGTTTCAAGGTGCTCTTTGACCCGGAGACCGGGGAAGAAACCTTTTCCGTGTATAAAGGGGTGGATCGTTCCAGCGACCTAGCCGCTGACTATGTGGGCTATATCGGTACTGACGTGGGGAATATCGAGAATGTATCTGTTACAACAGGCACCACTGACTATAAAAATGTGGCAGTGGTGGCAGGCGCCGGTGAGGGCACAGCCCGTACGGTGCGGATCGTATCGCTGGGCAGCGTGTCCGGTGAAAATCGCCGCGAGTTGTATGTTGATGCCCGTGACCTGCAGCGGGAGTATATAGAGGCGACGCCCACCGGTCAATACGACGATAAGGGCAACCCCATATATGGCTATGTAACCAAAACGTACACCGAGGCACAGTACAACACCATGATGGACGCACGCGGACTGGAAAAACTGGCAGAACACCTCCAGACCTTTTCCATCAAGTGCGACATTACACAGAACAACATAGAGTATGGTAAGTCCTATAATCTTGGCGACCGTATCCCGGTCAAGCTGCCGGAGTACGGCATATATGCCTCTGCCCGTATCGCGTCTGTGACTATGATATACGAGCGAGAAGGCAACAAAATTGCCGTTCTCTTGAGTGAATTTAAGATAGGAGGGGCACTATGATTTGTTTCCCACTCGATAACGAGGAATATGAGGCCGACGCTCTCGGCGCGTGGTGCGGTACCCGAACACGCGGCGTATTTGCCGCGGCTGACCAGTTCACCGTCAAAGCCAACGGCGATATGACAATCACCGTCAGTCCCGGCCTTGCGTGGCTTAAGGCGGACACCTACTGGGGAGTAGCCGCTTTTGAGCGCGACCCGCAGGTGTGCACCATTGACACAGCAGATGGCACTCTTACCCGCATTGATGCGGTATGCATCAGACTGGATAAAAACAGAAACATTGGTGAGCTTGTTGTAAAAAAGGGAGCCTACTCTCCACAACCGCCTACCATTGCCGCGCCAGCGCGTAATCTTGACTATGATGAAATATATGTGGCCACTGTCCGGGTGCGGGCAGGAACGACAGTCATCTTAGATACGGACATCACCGACCAGCGCACGGAAGAGACATATTGTGGTGTTATGCGCGATGGAGTGACCGGCATCCCGACGCAGTCCCTATATGATGCGTGGTGGGCGTGGTTTAACGGTTACCAGGTAGACAGCGAGGCTGAGTTTAACAAATGGTTTCAAAACTTAAAAAACCAGCTGGACGATAACCAGGCCGCTAACTTGCAAAATCAGGTAGACAATATTAAAAATGACATTGTTAAGTCCGCTATAACTGTGAAAATACACAGGGGATATATTGGCTTTGACGCTGGCCGCCGCCTCTCTTTGGAAACTGTAACAAAAAGGGGAAATAAAATTACAGTAAAATCGGCCTCTGGTAGTTCAACTATAGGAATATCGGGTATCGAGCATATCGAAATATCCGGAACTTTTCTTTTCACTGACATCACGCCGGAAACAGCTAAAGAAATTACAATAATTTTTGCTGGTGAAACGGATATACATTCAATTGTTATGCCAATTAACACCATTCTGTCGCCGATAATCCTTGATGTATCAAGCGTAACTTACATAGGTATTTATGGGGGTTTTGAATGGGAGGATATAGCAACGGCGGCAGACAACATACTGACAATACGAGAACTATAGGAGGCACTATATGGCAAACATTATTTTAGGTGGAACAACGTCTGATTTGCAGGCAGCGGTTACAAAACTCCAAAGCATAGCCACGGTGCTGCTTGATACGTCGCGCGCTCTTAATACCTTCGGCATAGTCAACGATAAAATCGCCATTAATACCTTGGACTATGCACTGGTGACCTTCTCCGTCAACAGCAAGTCGCATACCATGACTTGCTATGCAAACAAACAGGACGGATCATACGCAGCGACATGGGGTTACGGCATAGACAGCACGTTTGTGGAGTGGATTGTGCAGTTTGACACGGCTGGGCGCTATCTGACAAATACAAAGGCATACCGATCGATAAACCGCGGAACATGGCAAGAACTAACCGCGTCGATGAACATCACGCGGATTGTCGGATTCACATTTTTCTAAGGGAGAGAGGAAAAAAAGATGGACATACATTTAGACCCCGCTGTCATTGCCTTGCTGTCTGCCACTGTAGCCGGGCTTGTGTCAGCACTCATATCGGGCATAATCGTACAGACAGTTAATCGCAAACTAAGCAAACGTGAACTGGCGCGAGAAGCTAAAGAGGACGAGCGGGAGCGCTCACACAAGGAATATAACATGCTGATGTTGCAGGGTTTGATGGCTTCCCTCTCATTAGGCGAGGCTACAGCGGAAGCAGTGGAGAGTGGAACATACAATGGAAAGCAGCAAAAAGCAAGAGAGTATGCAGAGGACGTAAAACACGGTATGCAAGAGTTTATGTACCGTCAAGGTGCAGAACACCTAAATTAAGGAGGAAAAGAGATTATGAACAAACAATGGATCAAGGCAGCAGGAATTAGATCAATTAAGACGATGGCGCAGACAGCGGTGGCAACAATTGGGACATCAATGGTATTGTCGGACGTAAATTGGATTATGGTATTGTCCGCGTCGATTTTGGCAGGGGGCTTATCCCTGCTAACGTCCGTTGCCGGACTGCCAGAACTTAACGAGGGGGAAAAGTAATGGATAGAGTACTTAGCGTAGCTGCCGCAGAAGTGGGATACCTGGAAAAGAAAAGTAACTCACAGTTGGACAACCCCACAGCCAACGCCGGAAGCAATAACTACACGAAGTATGCCCGCGATTACAAGACGTTCGCCGGGAAAGACTATCAGGGGCAGGCGTGGTGTGATATGTTTGTGGATTGGTGTTTTGTCCAGGCATACGGTGCCGAGACGGCGCGCGCTATGCTGGGTGATTTTAGCGCATACACGCCGGATAGTGCGGCATACTTTAAGAAAATGGAACGCTGGTATACTTCTCCTCAAACGGGGGATGTCGTATTTTTTGAAAATGATGTAAGAATCTACCACACAGGGATTGTCTATAAAGTGGACGCCTCAAAGGCATACACAATCGAGGGTAATACATCCGGCGGATCCGAAGTCATTGCAAATGGCGGCGGGGTGTGTAAAAAGTCCTATACAGTAGGCTATAGCCGGATTGCAGGGTATGGCCGCCCGGATTATACGCTGGCAGCGGACAGCGGAAACGCGGACTATATAACCGGGCTATACCGCGAACTGCTTGACCGGGAGCCGGACGCAGTCGGCCTTGCACATTGGACGGGAGGGCTGGATAGCGGTACCATGTCCAGGGATCAGGTCAAGGCCGGCATTGCTGGATCCCAGGAGTACAGAGACAAACATCCGAATCAGACAACCTCACAAATCCGTACTTGGGTAGATGGATATTTGAGAGTGTCCATAGCGGATCTTAAGACAGCACTATGCGCGGCCATCCAAACGTATCACAACCGCACCTATGGGGCTGGGCTGGTCGTAGACGGTTCTTTCGGGCCGAAGACAAAGGCCGCTTGCCGGGCGGTCAAAAAAGGCAGTAAAGGGGACTTGGTGCGTGTTTGTCAAGCCATGCTGTATAGCAAGGGCTATGATCCCAAAGGCTTTGACGGCAGCTGTGGCCCTGGCTGTGACGCGGCAATCCGGCAGTACCAAAAGGATCGCGGTCTGTCAGTAGATGGTAGCTGCGGGCCAAATACATTTTACAATATGTTCCACTAAACGAGGCAAAACCCCTTGATCGGAGAGTGTCAAGTAACAAATCGTGGCAATTTATTAATTTTTTGTAAACTCCAGGAGGCGAAAAAAGAGCATAGCCGTTTATGGCCGTGCTCTTTTTGTCATTGTCAAGAAGCTTTGTTCGTCATAATACCGGATTAGGCTTACTAAGCTCCCAGGCTTCGCCGAATTTTTCTTCGTGCGCCTTTTCATAGGCGGAGAAAAAAACCTGCTCCGTACACGGGGCGATTTCAGCATGTATCTTTTCTCTGATTTCTTCATCCATCAACTGGACTGCTACTTCATAATCCAGTTCTATTCCGTTTACGTTCGTTACTTTCATTTCCATCCTCCTTGTATTTTATTTTTTATTATAGCATACATTTTTATAGTTGTAACCCCCGTATACCCAGCTAGGACAGGTTAGCCATCATTACCAACAGTAAACGTTCCGACTATCAAAATCAAATTTATAAATTTCCCTATTACTGAAATCTTCATAGTTTGAAATATTATTACTAGTGCAGCTATAACTAAAACACTTTTCAGGTTCTTTTACTACTACTGTAAATGTTCCTTTTGACATTTCGATCAATTGTTTGACTTTCATACTTTTCCTCCTTTCTGCCCCCGTAACCTCCGGGGCGGGACGCTTTGTTTATTTTGAAACATAGTCTATTCTGTAATTTGAGTTTTCCCATTCTAACGAATGATCATAAAGCGAAAATTCTGCCTGCTCTAAAAATGTCTCTGCATCGGTGTATGTGTCAAAAGCTTCTTGCACCTCAACCGTTTCACAAGTTATAAAATTTTCATGCGTGTAGCTTGCCATATACATATTTCCCTTCTTTCTCCCCCGGACTATGCCGGGGGTGGTGTGTGTAATTAGTTTATTTGAAAATTCTCTATCCCTTCTAACGCTCTGAGTTCTTTGGTCGAAGCCCAAACTATTTCTTGACTGTCATTTCGGATTACACTTTTATAAACCATTCCGAATTCTGATATTGTCCCTCCTACGTAGTATGCAGGGAAGACACAACTGTTGCTCCTGTATACGTGTACCTCACAGTTAAAGAAGCAAGTACCATCTTTGATTTCTAATGTTGTTTTGTTTCCTAATGCAAAAACTCCCTCTCTGGTTATGAATTGTTCCACCCAGTTAACACAATCTCTTTCTACAACACTCTCTATCATTTTTTTGTATGTCATATCTTCGTCCCTCCGTTTTGGTTGTTTGTTTGTACCCTATGTATACTATACACTATTTTTTATATCCTGTCAACACTTTTTTATAAAGTTTTTTATATTTTTTAAAGAAGATCGTTGACACCTTATAAAATAGAGTGTATAGTATCATTAAGGAGGTGGAAGATCATGGATGTGAGGGAATATATTAATCTTTGCAGGGTAAAGCGTGGAAATATAACGGAGTCAGAGCTGGCGCGTAGGACAGGGCAGACGCCACAAAATATGAACAACAAACATAAGCGGAATACCTTTAAGGTATCCGAATTGGAGCGGATAGCAGAGGCACTTGACGCAGAGTTGAAAATAAGCTTTATAGACAAGGCAACGGGCAAGCCGATTATTTGATTATTTTATAAAAAACAGTTGACAGGATATAAAAAATAGTGTATAGTAGAGGTAGTTAAGGACGCACAATGCCTTAACGAGTCAGCCGGGCAAGCGGCAGAAAGGCGGTAAACATGGAAGAAATGGGAATGACGGATAATCAATGGAAAGACTTTTTAAGAGGATACAAAGAAGACCTTGAAGAACTAAAGGAATATCGAGAGGAAGGCAACGAAGAAGCATTTGAAAAGAAGATCACTAAGATGCTAAAGAGGATACAAGAAAGCTTAGAAAGCTAAAGAAGCGCAAGGAGGGGGCGGGCTTGCCACCGCTCCCCCTGCAAAATAAGAATAGCATAGTTCAATTAAAATTTCAACCCACCCCGGAGAAATCCGGGGTGTTTTTGATTTAAGGGCAGGGCACCTAAGCACAGTCGTGTTGTATTTCGTGTGATATCGTGTGGTAAAAATGTGATAAAAAGCTATTGCAGGACAATGATTTTGTATCAAATAAAATACCGCCAACCCACGTTTCTATTGAGGATTGGCGGCATTACTAAGATTTCTAGATCATGGAGACAACAGGACTCGAACCTGCGACCCTTTACACGTCAAGCAAATGCTCTCCCAGCTGAGCTATGTCTCCTGAATTCTAAAGTCTATTGTACACGATAA